ATCCTGAAGTTTGTTCTTTCTCTTTATTTAATTTTATAGAAAGTTTTTTTTTCTCTTCTAATTTTAATCTTTTTGATTCTTCATACGATGCCATAAGTCTTTTTATTTATTTTTAACAATCACACCCACAACTATTATCACATATTTCTTTTGCTTTTAAATATTTAGAATTTGCATCTATAAGAAATGCTCCATGCCCTCCTACTAATCCAAGATTTGCTTGAGTTATAGCATACTCAGATGAATTTAAAAGTAAAAATATTTTTTGAGCTTTTGCTAATGATGAAGCACATTTAGCACAATCACAAGCGCATGCTAAAAGTTCATTAGTTAATTTAGTTAAACAACAATCAATATCACAATGTAGTATTAAAGAATCTTCAGATATTACAACTCCTAATGAAGTTGTTAAAGTTGCATTAATTAACCCATGAGTAATTGTCAAACTTGCATCAACAGGTATAACATAATTAGTAGGAGGATCTCCTGGGTTAATAGTAAATACAGGATTAGTTGTAGTTAATATACTTAAACCTTGAAAATTTAATACTTTTAATGTTACATCTTGAGGAATAGAAACAGAATAAGATAAAGATACTGATATAAATTTACAGTTTGCAGATCCAGTTAAGGTTAAGGCTGAATTAATTAATGCCATAATATTTTTTTGATTTTAAAAAAAAAGACCAATAGGGGGACAATGCCCCCTATAAGTCTAATTAAGTTACGAGATTATGCTAAATCTCCTGATTGTACGTATTCTACGAACAGAGTTAAATTACCAGCATTCAAAGTATGTACGTTTGAAGCACCTACTGTTAAAAAAAGTTCTACATCTACTGCAGTGTGAGCCATAGTTGCTGCATTTAAAGCAATTACTTCTAGTGCAGTATCATGAGCTGAATCAGCACCAAGTGCTGCACCCATGCCTACTAAAGTACCATGAACACCTGCATCAAAGTTACCAGCAGCTACACCGTTTACACCAGTACCACTAATTAATAATGCAGCTGAAAAAGCTGCTACTGCACCTGTATATCCAATAGATATGATTGTTGAATCATCACCATTGTCAGATATAGTTGTTCCTACTTGATAATATGCTTTTGTAATTACTGCCCCTTCAGGGATAGATATAGGTCCATTGTGAGCTGAAATTGATTCAGCACCGCCTGACCCGCTTCTTGTTGCGAAATTCCAATGTGCTTTTGCAACATATTTGTTTGTTAAAGGATTATTTGCCATTTTTTTTATTTTTTATTTGTTAATATTATAAGGTAACTGATCCAAACCCAACTGAGTTTAAATAAGGATTAAGTACTCCTTCTAAAGCTGAAGTTAAAGCTGCTGTATCATTATCAAATGCAATACTAACTTCCATTAAATTATCTACTCCATTAATTTGAGAAGCTGAAGAACCATCTTTAGTTGCTACAATGTTATACATGTCATAAGTTTCTGCTGTGTCCGCTGTTGTAAGAGGAGTAATAGGTTGTGCTATTCTATTGTAGTATCCGTACTGAGCTCCCATTAAAGAATCTTCAAAAGCTTTTACTGCAAATCCAGATCCATATCCTGGAGTACCTGCAGTAGATGAAGCTGTATGAGTTTGTGTACCACCATCATAACTTTCTACGATAAGTTGAATATTTGCTGGTTCGTAATCCCAAGTGTTACCACTTTGAGCTATATCACCTCTTAATGCTCCTGTGAATACAGTTGCAGCACCTGTTGTAGCTGCTAATGGGTTCAACCAATCAGGAATGTTAGTTAAAGCTTCAAAAGCTGCTTCAACTAGTACATCTGTTGCTGAATCTGCTACTGAAGCTCCAATTGTTGTAGTAAAGCTAAAGAATTCTGGACTAGGTCCTCCAAGTCTTACAAACTTTAATACTAAACTACCTGCTGCTGCTGATGTTCCTGAAATAGTATCAGTTACTGTAGCTGCTACTGGTGCTGCATAACTTTTACCACTCCAGTTGATTACGTCTTTACCATAAATCCAAGGACTTACAATATCTCTTTTGCCATTCCCTTGTACAACTCTAAATTGTGGGGAGTCAGCGATCGTGTCTCCAGCCAACATTGCTGTTGGTCCTGAAGCACTATTTTTTTGAATTTCGATTGCACCGTCATCTAGAATACCTGCTGCTGTTCTAGCTACTGCTGTGTCATTTCCAATCATTAAATGTCTTGCCATTTTTTTAATTTTTATTTATTACTATTCATTCTTACTCACTTCTGTTTGATGAGTATTGAATCGAGGATCACTAATGCCCTCTAAAATGCTGCTTACTGTCATATCTACAATCTCTTGATGAGAATGTTCTGGAAGTTCGCAACTTACGCCCAAAGATAATGAAATTAACGTTGGATTTCTTATATATGTTATTTTTACTGTGTCTATTATAAATATAGCACTTGCGTATACATCTATAAAGTTACCTCTAATAGTACTTAAAGGTGATGTATGTTTTGTTGTGTTAAAAGGATCTTCTAGTAATTTAAAAATATCATCTTGCTGACTAAATCTATTAGTAGATGGTTCTCGTTTTGTAGCATTTGTAGCAACTCTTTTACTATTTGTATCTTGTTCATAATGTTTTGGAAAAGATGCTGAAGCTAAATCAGTACCACCTAAAAATACTCCTCCCAAAACAGATACAACTCCTAACGAAGCGTCCCAATTAAACCATGTATGGATAAGAGGATCTACTACTAAAATAAATTCTCCTGGGTGAAACAATGGACCATGTTGTTCCCAATACACAGTAAATCCTGGTACAGTATCTGCTAAAGCTATAATTTCATCTCTAACTGCAATTATATCTGCTGGATAATTAAAAGAAGCATTTGTCTGATAAAGTATCGCTGCTCCCACTGTATTTCCATTAAAAGTGGATTGAAAATCTTCGTACAAAGCTATTGCATCTACAAACTCTGTGTTATTTATAGATACAAATGCATCCATACTAAAAGTAAAATAATCTATAGGGTCAGTAGCGTCTACTCTCCAATTTATAAGATCACAGTCATTGCTCCAAACCATAGATCTTTGATTAATTAAATACATATAATCTGTAGGAAGTCTAAAAGTATCTATCCAATATTCAGAACTATATTGCTCTTTAAAAGTAACAGGATGCTCGTATTCTCTAATTAAACTCCTAATGTCATCTATTCTTTTTTGAGATTGTTCAAATCCTTCTTGATATTTATTATTTTTTCCATATTTAGTATTAATAAATCTAATTTGAGATTTATTTAATTCTATATCTATTTCTTCAGATAGTAGCATATCAGCTTGGAGTGAATTAATTTTATCCACTCCTTGCTGAATTGCTAAATGCATTTGAGTTACATTCATATTATAATGCTAGTTCTTTTAGTTTAGCTCTTAATATTGTTAATTTACCAGAATTCTTTTTGTCTTTTAAATGAATGATTGTATCATCATCTGTATCGCCAAGAACTTCATCTATAAAAATTACTTGATTTCCAATTTTTCTTAAAACACCTAAAGATACCATTTCTGCAATCTCAGCTTTTAATTCTAAATTTTTATCTGTTGCAATTCTAATAAACTTCTTAGCATCTGCGTTTTTAATTTCATATAAAGCATTTTCTACTTGATCGTCAGTCATCCTGTCAGGATTAGTGTTAGACATCAATCTTAAAATTCTCTTCATATTTGAGACATTAGATGTTACTTTAATAAATTCTTTATCTGCATCTTTTCTAACTTGGATTTCATTATTTCTAGTTTTATCCTGTCTAGATAGATCTTGGATGTAGAATTTTTTAGTTACATCATTGTCCATTTCTTGTTTAGTCAAAGCTACGTGAGGATGTTTAAGAGCAAAATTATATTTAATATAATCCATAATGCTATTAGGTGTTCCATCTTCAGTTGACCCAATTTCTAATTCAACACCTGTAAACCCTACAGGTATTGTCATATCTGCCCAGAATATTTTAGAATGTTTAGGCCAATCACCGTGATCAGGATTAACATCTAATATTCCGTCTAGATATTTTCTTTCATCGTCAGAATTGAAACCTTTTAAAGGTTGTCTATTTACATAAACACTACTTAATTTATAAGTTGCTTCTGCTCTAACTGCTTTAGGAAGGTGACCCGCTAGGTCTTCTCTCCTGATGTATACTTTTTTACTACTCATAATCTTAGTTCTTTTAAAGTTTAAATTAGGTGGATGTAAAGAATAACTCTCCGGGTATATTATAATTAACTAAAGAAGTAGGGAGATTTCTCTCCCCACAACCTTAATCAAAAACCAATATATAGACGCAAATTAATGCCAAATTAAGACGCTACACATGTAATATCAAGCGAAGTATCAAATCTCTTAAGAGCAATACCTGCAGTTTTCAACATATGTACCGACGCACCGTCTACATCAGACGCTCTAGAAGAAGTTGAATCAAATCCTCTTGGAACTACTGATCCAGCTACACACCATCTCATTGCTTCACGACCTTTCTTATTGATCATTTGCAAATTGTTTTGTCCATCATAATTAGATTGATCAACAAAGACCATTCTATAAGACTCAAGAGAGTAACCTGTAACAGGGTGCTTACTACGAGCTTGTGCAACAGCACCATGATCAAATAATGGTAATTTTACCACATTGATTGTGTGTCCGTCTACGTGCTCGTAAGACGTAAAGTAACCAGTTAAACCTAATGATCTTCCTGAACCTGTGATAAATCTACTGTCTCCACTTGAGACTTTAAAAGCATTTGTACCACCAAAATGAGCTTTAAGAGCCTCATCAAATTCACGAGCACCACCAGTACCAGTGTAAAGAGTTACTTGTTTTTGAGCAGCATCAGTCATTCCATAGAATAAGTC